GTCTTCTGAAACTTGTCCACCTTGTTCTAGATTATCCATTAAGTTTTGCATAACTTCAGATCCTCTATCTATATCTCCACCGCCTGCATTTCTTACAGCGTCTGCAGTGAATACAAATTCGTTTTTAGATAATCTTGCAGGTACATCGTCAGCTCTTTCTTCGCCGCCCATTGCTACAAAACCACCTTCATCTCTATAATCTTTTTCATTGCCACCCATGTCAATCATTTCTGCTTGTTCAGTATCCATGATCCCACCTTCAGCAGCATTAACTCTTTCTCCACCACTTGGATAACCAAATTGATTAGTTCCTGCAGGTGTTCCGTATCCTGGTACACTTGTCATACCTGCTAGGCCACCATTAGCTGCCATCATAGTAGGTTGTTCCATACCTTGAGACTGTTCTTGTTGTTGCATTACTGCTTGAACAAATTGTTGGAAAGATAAATCTCCACCTTTGTTTTTATATTTTATAAATTCTGCCATTAACATTTGTTCGGCTTGTGCTTCTCCTGCACCACCACCCATGTTTAAAAATGCTGTAGGTTGTCTTCTAGACATACCTGCACCTGATCTTACATAATCTTCTTCGTCTTCATCTAATGAACCACCCATTGCATAACCGGCTCTACCACCGTATGCTTTAGATTCAACGCCTTGGTTTAGCATATCTATAACACCAGTCACATCAGATGCGTTAGCACCTGTAAGAGAAATTATTGTTTCAATATCTACTCCTTTTTTATTTGCGTCAATAATCATATCAATTGTTTCTTTTGGTAAAGTTTGACCCCACATATCAGCTACCACAGCTTCGTTCATTCCTTTTTGATCTCCGCCTAAATAAGCTTCAGTTTCTCCACTAAATATTTGTTCGAATCCAGATTTTAAATTTTTAGGAAAATTTTTAATAGTTGAAAGAATACCATCTTCACCCGCATAACCAGGTCTTGAACCATCCCCGCTTGGAGTAACTAGTTGACCATTAGCATAACCAGCTCTGCCACCGTCAGCTGCATAAAAATTTTGATTAACATATTTTTTTTGTGGCATAAAATCTAAACCAACACCTTTAGTGCCTGTTTGACTATAATAATCTCTTGCTCTTTGTGTTTGATAAGCTGGATCCATTTGTACTTCTTCTTCTTCAACTTCTTCCTTACCGCCTAGGAAAGGCATTGCTAAAGCTGTAGCACCTAAGCCACCAGCTAATATTCTACCCATACTAAAATCGTTATCGGCTTCACCATCTTTTCTAAACATGTTACCAAAACTACCCATAACACCTTTTTTACTTTTAAGACCACTTAGTGCACCTGTTCCAAAATTTTTTAAGTTAGCAAGACTAAATCTACCTAGACCTGTACCAACACCACCAGACATAAATGATCCACCTAATGCACCAAGACCACCGATTAAAGCCATCTTACCTATAGGACTCTTAGCAATTTTCTTAACACCACGAACAGCTTTCTTAATAAAACCACCTAAACCATAGGCTTGTCTAGGGTCATGAACCATCATACCCCGATTGTACATCTGTCTTGGTTGTTGCATTCTTGAAATTGCCATAAATTTATCCTTAGTCTATCCGTTTTACTTTGTTTTTCCTATTAAATCAAGAGAAGGCATGATAACCTTTACATCCTGTGCTATCTCTTCTGCCTTATAACCCTTAGCTTCCCAATCTTTTCTTTCCTTAAAAACCTCACCAGTCTTAAGGTGTCTGTAAGTTTCTTCTACACTGACAGCATCTAGAACAGGTACGTCTTGTCCATCTATTTTCATTAATCTACCTTACTTTTTTTTATGTTTAAATAACTTATAGCTATGTCAAATGAATCTGTGTTACTTGCCTGTACTGTAAAAGCAGACCCACCTTCTATTATCAATGGTTGTGTTAATAATTCTTTTGTAACATTAGCAGCAAGTGCTACTGATTTAATAGCTGTAATACTGTTATTAGTTACGGTCACTGTAGGTGTACCGGCAGATGTAACAAGCAAAGATTTAATAATTATAGTTTCATTGACTAAAGGATTACCTGCGCCAAATGGAACTAAAGCATTTCCTGTTGTATCATTATCTATACCTTTAAATTTATATTGGTTTACTACTGCCATTATTCTAAAAAGAAACTTTTAGCTTCTATCTCCTGTTTTACTTCTTCTTGAAAAGAAGAGTTTAATTTTGTTAAAATACTATCAAGGTCTCTAACCAATGATTGTATATTTTTTTGTTCATATTCTTTAGCTGCTCTAGTTAATGATTGTACAATTTTTGCCATTATAAAATACTAGCTAAGCCTCCTCTACCGTAACCTTGTCTTCCTGTACCATCTTGTTCAAAACCACCAGGATCAAATCCACCACTTTCAGTAGCGCCACCATAATTATTACCACCATCACCAGATGCTTTTGTCCCTGTATTTTTAGGTGCAGTATCTTTTTTATTATCTCTTTTACTCTCAAAAAAATCTTTTAAAGTTCTATAAGATGCAAACGAACCAGGTTCAGCTCTTTCAAATCTGTTTGTCCCATAAGTGGGACTTGATCGATCATTATCATAGAAATCATTCTGTTGACCTGGATTTGCATAATTGACTCCGTCTATAGTATATACCCCACCTTTAATATTTCCTCTTGGATCAAATTGTTCATAGCTTTTACCACCAACATTTCCAAGAAATGAAGCTGCTGCTGCAAATGGTCCACCCATAGCTGTTGCTGCCGCCCTAGCCCAACCGGGAAGATTTGAACCCACTTGTTTTGCTCTACTAATCATTTTAGATAAAAAAGTTTGTTTATCTTCTTCTTCTTCAAATGCTTTTTCACTGTAGGGATCATCACCTTGAGCCATTTTTGAACCTCGGTTTAATGCTGGATCACCTTGTACATTTACATCAAAAATATTGTTTTGACTGTCGATAGTAGAAAACCTATTGTTGTTATATGTGTACGGGTCACCTGGAGCAATACCTTCGGCCGCCATTTCTGCAATCATATCTTTTTCATCTTGAATATTTGTATTAAATCTTTCACCTTGAAAAGTGTTACCTTGATTTAAATAATTATTATTAAGGTTTTCCATTTGTATAGAATTATCAGGAAAAGAATTAGTATATTCAAAACCACCTTCGTTACTTTGAAAACCACCTGGATAAGTCCCACCTGCTTTTGTTAACATCTGTTGTGCTTGTTTAGAATCAGGACCATATTTTCTAACCGTATCTACATAATTAAATGTAGGAGGGTCGGGAAGAAAAGAGTTGTCGTACCTAATTTCTTCGCCACCACCACTATTTGTAAAAGCATTTGTGTTTGTTATACCCCCAGTTGCAGGCGGTGGCACTGGTGCTATAGGTAAATTATATGGGTTCTGTAAATATTTTTGTTTAGGTATGTATAGTAAACCTGCGTCTCGTATCTCTTGGTCAGTAGCCATTATCTCATTCCTCCTGGTGCAATGTCTAATCTAAATGTACCTAGTTTCCAATCTTCTCCACTAGTTGTGTTAGCTATTTTTAATGCAATTGACCTAGCTCTAACCCTTGTACTTTTAAAAGTAGTATCACTTGTTATTGAAAAATCTTTAGTAACCGGTGTGCTGTTTGGATACATTCTAGTTGTAAAACTAACTTTAGTGTTACCTGTTTGGTTTATAAAATCTGGTATAAATCTACTTATTCTCATAACGTATTCTCCATCCCCCCTAAGATCAGGTGTTCCTACAGCTTGACCTGTGTTACTTCTTTTTTGGGTAATATCAAAATCACCTGAAGTTATGGTTCCTATTACTGCCGTAACCGCTCCTCCAGCATTTACTTGATCTGTCCCTGTTTCCTGGCTATAGTATATAGTACAACCATCAGTATTACCAACAACATCATACGAAGCATTACTATTAGGGTCATAGAAAGTTGCATGTGGTGTTTCAAAAACAGCTGAATCTTGCCATGCCGCTCTAGCTAAAGTACCTGTTGTCCATATAGGTTGTTTTGCTGATGAGTCTAGATAATTATATGTAACGACTCTATCTACAACATCAGAACCGTTTATACAATAAAACCAATTTAATTCTCCAAACAAGTTATTTAAACCACAATTAATTAAATCTCTGGAAGTTGAATTTATGTCATCAAATACATAGTCTTCAACAAGACAAGGCATTGTTTGTAATTGTCCATCATAAGTAAAAAAACCATTTTCAGACATCCAGTATGCAGAACCATCGACTTCTCTACATGCATTTTTTCCAAACAATCCGCAGTTAGTTCCTACTTGTTGAAATGCAAAAGTAAAAGGTTGACCAACAAACTGCATTAAAAATAATGCTGTATCGGTCCAGACATAAATTGCATCCCTACCTTTAATAGCACCCATAATTTTAGAACCATCTGCAATTCTTTGAGTACCCGCTGTGTTTTCTGCTCTAACAATATAGGAATCAGTTTGATCTATATTTTCTTGGTCAGAGAATCTTATAAACATATCATCTTGAGTTGTAGGATCCCCGACAACAGTTTCAGTTCCAAAAAATACTAAGTGTCTGTCAGGTGTAGAAACCAAAACATGTCTAGATGCAGTTGGTGCATTTGGAATAATTGTTGCTCTTGTTGCTGTAGCATTAGTTGGAGCAGAGTCCCATTGAAAACATGCACCATTATAAATAAGTGCAATTAATTTTGTGCCGAAGTTATCAAGAACCCATAAACCAGGGTCAAGAGTTACATCATCCGTAGAAGATTGACCCCATGCAACGAAAGCTGAAATATTGCTTACAGTTGCTCCTGCACTATGTGTAGCTTTTGTAGTCCCATTAACACCTCTGGCTCCTCCACTTAAAGTCCCTGTTCCCGTATTATTGTTTGTGTAACTAATGTCTTCAGTACCAATTCTAATTTCTCCGGATGCAGGAAACGCTGTTGAGTTTGCAACAACAATATTTGTTGTAGTAGTATCTGTTAAAGCTGTAGACAATGTAGTAGTTGCAATACCTGAAGCTGTTCCTCCAAAGCTTGCTGTACCCCAACCAAACCCACCTAATTGTTGTGATGGACCAATGTTATAAAAAGGATTTCCAGTAGCATCTCCACTAAGGGACAAAGGAGTCCCGGTCTCATTAGCGGCCATAGTAATTGTAATTGTTGTAGACGTAGGGACAGAAGTAGCCATGAACTTTACGTCTTCGAAAGTTGCATTAGTAAAAGTAGAACCGGATAGACCGGTCACACCAGTAAATAATATTATATCATCTACTACCATTCCGTGGGGACTTGGAAAAGTAACTGTAACTGTAGGTGAACTTGAAGTACTTGTAAATTCAACACCTGTAATAGATACTCTTATTGGAGTAATGTCGTAAAATGTTCCACCTGAATAAACGTATAGAAGTCTATTGGTTCCAATAGCTGCATATTTAACACCAGCATTATTATCAAAATGATGGAGAGCTCTTCCTGCACCTGTTAATTTATTACTTCCTAGTTGGCTCCAACCACCTATTTTTTCTGGAGTACCGTACCTAAAACGTACATTGTCCCCATCAAACCATTGACCTTCAGCGCCGGTCTCTGTAACTTGTTTATTGAATCCTGGAGCAAAACCTAATTTTTGTAGCATAATATACCACTATATATTGAGATTTATAAAATTTCCAGTATTATTGTTGGTCCCAAGGTTTCTGTTCAAAACAATTAAAAGCCATTGTAATTCTAGTGTTGTTTAAATTAGAGGCTTTAACTTCATGTAGTAAAATACCTGGAAATAAAACAACTTTACCATACTCTTCTTTTATAGTGATGTTAAAATCTTTAAAATATGTACCAGGTCCTCCTTCAGTCAAATATAAAATACCACAAAATGCCGTTGTGTCTTGGTGATGGTGTAGTAGTGTGTGATCATCTTTATCGTAAATGTTTCCCCAACAATCTCTAATTTCTGAAACTTTAGGGTATATGTTATCTACATAAGGTCCTATTTTTTTTGCAAACTCTAGTATTTCAGGCTCTTGAACAAGACTTTTAAAACCTGTAAATTTTGCTTTTACATTTGTTTTATAATTAAAGCTAGAATCGTGTGATTTATTTATAATTTTATTTTTTATTTTTTCTAGTAAAACATTGTCGTCTATAAAGAACGTACTAATATAAGCGTCTCTTAATATTTGTTGTTTAATTGTATGTTGGTGAGTCATTATAATTTTGTGTCAATTATCTTATGTGCACCATTTTTTATATCTTTAACTAAAGTTTTAATTTTACCATCGTAATTAAAATCATTGATTTCAATATCTACTTTAATGTCTTTAGGAGATTGAAATATTTTATCTGTATCTTTGTGTCCACTTTCTTTTATAGTATTCATCCAAATAAAATAATTAAATCTTTTCCTTAAAGATTCATAAGGACATATAAAATCTACAATTGCTCCCTTCCTGTTCATTTCACAAAGTTTAAACATTCTATCTGCTTGATTCATCCTGCCGTTTAACGAGAAGTTATAATCGTTAAACATGTCTCTAATTTTATCTGCATTAAAGTAAGCGTAATTAATATTATTTTCTTTTAAAGTTTGCCATAATTTTTCAGCAAAAGTTGTTTTGCCTGAACCAGACAAACCAAAAATTAATATTCTAGTATAGTATTCTGTTAGCATTTTGATAAATTAAAATTTATAACACATCTCTTTAAACACTTTGTTGGATGCCCTGATGCATGTTTTAAACTACCATCAAAAACCAACAGACTTCCTTTTTTTGGCATAATTTTATTAATGATATTATTATCATTATCAAATAAAAATGTAAAGCCATCGCTGTCATTAACATAATAGATACCAGCTAAGTGCGGTTCATCCATATCTCGGTGAGGACAATTAAAGGTTTCTGTTGTAGCATTTTTATTCTGACTTTGAAGATTTACCTTAGCTCTTAATATTTTATTTGGTAGGTTTAATCTATTTATTATTTCGTTGGGTATGTAAGAGTATTTTGAATACTCACTATAAAAAACATGGCATACTTGGTAGTAATCTAAAAGATTATTAAAATTTTTATGTTCTTTACTAAGGTCTGATTTAGACACAGTGTTTTCATGAGCATAAAAAAAAGGAAAATTTATATTAAAAATAGTGTCATGTATTTTATCTACTTCAACGAGTGTTAAAAAATTATTATAAAGATAGTTCATTTAGATCTCTTTCTTTACCTAATAAACCTTTCACAAAAACATTAAAAGCAAGGCTAATTCTTAAGTTGTTACCTTTTTTTTTCTTTACAGAATGTTCTAATCTAGAAGGAAATAAAAATAAATCTCCAGTCTCTACAGTAAATTTCCAAGACCCTGAATTATATAGATTAAAATTTCTAGGTCTTAGTTCAATTTGATCTTTATGTGATTTATAAAAATTAATGGAATCATGTTTTTTATCTGCACTAATATATAGGACTCCTGATAAGATGGAATTGGTGTGAGAATGGTGGTGATGAAATTGGTCTTCTGTTGTAAAATTAAGCCACGACTGTGTTATGTATGGTTTTATTATATTAGAAGTAGATATAATTTCTTTAAAATAATTGTTTACATGAAACATAAGAGAACGTTTAATAATTTTAAATTGTTCATTTTTTAAAATATAGCTATCTCTAGATGTAAAATTACCTTCGTTCCTATCTGAAACCTGTTGTTTATTTTTTACATAGTCTAAATTTTTTTCTAATATAATATCTTTTATGCTTGTTCTATAAATAGGAACAGGGAATATTGAATGTATCTTAGTCATGTTTTATTAAAAAACTATATACCCACATTTTTCTTTCACCTTTCATTAGTGGTTTACTTCCATGATAAACTTTAGAAACATAATAACACAACATGTCTCCCTTTGTAAACTCTATAATATCTTCTTCTGTTGGAGTTTTTTGAATATAAGCTTCCCCTCCTTCTACAGTTGATAAAAATAAATTACAATGTAGTACATCATAATTGTCTTTATGCACCGAGTCTTTGTGTAGGTAACAGTGATCTCCTGGGTAAGCTAAACTAGCTGCCATGTAATTAAAGTTTTTAATATTTAACTTCTTTTCTATTCTATTTTTTATTGTGTAAGCTACTTGAGGATAGTGCATAGTATCAACAAATCTAGACGTGACTCTATTACCTCCCATACCCGCATCTTTAAATTCTTTTTTGTTGTCGTCTATCCAATGACACAGCTCATCTGTTTCTTTTACAAAGTTTTTATATAGTGTGTATTTTTTCATTAGTTAAAAGTAAATACCGCCGCTCTTCTTAAACCTTCTTTAGGATATTCAAACTGATGTGGAACATTGTCTCCAAAACAAACAATTTTAAAATTTTTAGGGACAATTGTTTTAATTATAGTTTCTTTATCATTTTCATACACATTTAAATTACCATGGACTTCTTCACCTATGTACAACATAAAAACAGTATGGGGTAAATTAGAAGTATGATCTACATGGACTATTGTTTTATCCCATCCAACTTTTGTAGTCATGTTAATAGTACCTCTCAGTATTTTATCAAAAGGTATATTATATTTTTTAGTAAATCTTATTAGTATTTGTAAAAAAAATTCTGTGTAAGGAGATACATTTCTATCTTTTGTTTTATCTACTTTAGGATCATCGATTCTAAGAACCAGGCTATGGCAAAGGACGGGGGCATCCCTTCTATATATACCTATTCTTTTAGTGTAGAAAAAAGGTATATTTTCAAATTCGTTGTTTAAAAATTCTTTTTCTTTATCTGTTAAAAAATTTTCGTCTTCAATTAAATATTTCATTTGTTTTATATGCTAAGGTTATTCGATATCCAGTATCGGGAGGATGTCCTTTATGTGGTGTTCCAGCGTCAAATAAAATTAATCTGTTTTCTTTAAAAGGTATTTTTTCGTTATTAAGTTGAAAATCTCCTTGCCCTGCGATCATAAACAAACAAGTTACTTTACCATCATCTGTGTGAATATCAGTGTCCATGTTAGAAAATTGTAGGTTTGTATAAAAACGAAGTAACTCTAGTTTTCTTTGTGAAACTATTTTAATTTTAAAAAAAATAAAATCTATCAAACAGTCATGTGGTGGAAGACCCATTAAAAAAAAATTACTATCAACCTTGTCACTCTTTTGAAATTTAAAATGTGTATCGTTTCTAAAATATTTATGACAATAATCTAATAAATCTGGTTCTAAAAAATTATCGTAGATCTCACAACTTTTCATAATTTGCCCATCCGGTAACTATGTATTTGTGTTCTTTGAAAGCAGGTTTTCCATAATGACTATGGGTCCATGATGCAGGCCATATTGCAATTGTTCCTTGTTCTGGATGTATGTTTACATCTTGTTGTGGAAAGTAAGTTTCACCACCTTCTTTAATTGTATTACAATATATAGACCACACAATCATTCTCCTAGATTCATACTCTCTTCCACCGTGCTCACAATGTTCTGCTGCATAACTTTGTCTGGGTTTATATTTTTGATAATTACAATTAGGTATAATATTCCATCTACAAAGATGTTCGTTATCTAAAAATTTATGCTGGTCTTTATATTCTAGCATACATTTAAAAAGATCTTCCGACCACTCAGATTTGTAAACATCTGCATGTGTGCCCCTATAGAAATTTTTAGTTCCTTCTGAGTTACCGGGTTTTAACACTGCTGTATCTAACACGTCAATAATACCCTGACATTTTTTTTTACTTAATGCATTTTTTTTTACAAAAATAAAATTACTCATTTACTTTCCCCTAAACCAATGTGGTAAACCTAGGTGAGGCCTGTGGTCAAATTTTACATTTGTAGTATTTACGTTATTGTAGTGTAAAAATGTTTGTATACAATTTTCACCTTCAAATTTTTTTCTCCAATGTGGAAGTATTGATCCTTTATAAATTAATAAATCACCAACGCCTAGTTTAACTTCTATTTGTTTGTTTTCTATTTCTAAATAGATTGGCCAAATTTTATCGCAACCTATATTTAAAGTTACAGATATTTCACAAGAATCTCTGTCTACATGTTTTTCTAGAATCGTTTCTTTTTTATATACTCTAGTGTAAGAATATTGTTCGATTAATTTTAAACTTGTTTTTTTCTCTACTAAAGATTTTAATTTTACTAAAAGCATATCACCTGCAATATGTCCAAATATAGAGTATGATCCAGGAGCTTGCGGATCGTTTAAAGTTCCTTCATTTAAATTATATCTATTTACAAAATTATACTTTCTCATAGTTTTGTATACTTCTGCTTTGTTAGAATAATACTCTGTTAGAAAACCTAACAATTCTTTAGACAAAGTATTTCTTACAACACAATAGTGCTTATCTTTAAAAACAATCCCATCCTTCATATCTTTTTATAATATCCTTTGGTAAATATTCTTCTACGTTATAGTTTTCTTTTTTTATAGTTGATCTGATTTTATGTAATTCTGCTTCAAGTGGAGTATCATTATATTCAATACCATTATATCTAAACTGTTGAATATTTTCAAAGCTATGTTTAAAATCTGGTATATCAAAAAAACTATAAATTTCTTTCATTTTATCTTCTGTATTATTTACCAAATCATCATATTTTATCAACAAATAATTTTGATTAGTTTTAATTATATTGCTTGTAGATTGCCAATCCCAATATATTTTACCATGATCAGGGTGCATTAAATTAAATATTAAATGTTCTACATTTTCTTGTTTTTGAATTTTAACATAAGAAGCCAGTACTTCTACTAAAGGTCTTACTAATAAAAGAAACTTTGGTTTATAATTTATTTTACTTAACATATCTAAATTATAAGGAGTTCCCCAACCGCTTCTTTCAAAAATAAACTCTGAGTTTATATGCTCATAGTAGTTTTCAAAAAGTTTTTTTGTTACGTTATTTAAACCTGTTGCCTCAGGTAAATTTTTAATCCAAATAGATTTATGCATTTCAAATAAATTATACATTATCTGTACAACACAGCTGTTTGGACTGACTGTTATATTTTTGTTTTGATTTAAAATAGAGGATAAAAGAGTATTACCTGATCTAGAATAACCAGAAATAAAATTAATTTTTTTCACCTAAAAGGATCTCCAACACACCAGATCACTAATGAATACCTTGTTCCTTTTGTTACCGGTTTGACCCTGTGGTAAGTATGGCTAGGAAAAACAACCATTGATCCTTTACCACTTAGTTCTTTAAGATTATGTTGAATTGAACCTTGTTCAACACTAGAAAAATCAAATTCAAAATCACCGCCTTCGTATTCATCTGGATGAGATAACAACAAAGACATGGATAGTTTTCTTACTTTTTTATATAAAAATTTTTCTTTTGGGTCATCAAAAGGCTTGTCTTTTGAATCCACATGCCAGTTATAATACTGTCCTTTTTGATATTTTGTAAATTGTGCTGGCTCCATTTTGTCCCAATCGTAATTCCAATTGGCATCTTTATTAGCTTGATCAAATACACTTTGAATATCTTTATAAATCCAATTTTCATCTAACCAATTTACTTTAGAATCTCTATATTTTTTTAACTGTTCTAAACCATCTTCTTCATGTTGTTCTAAAGTTTTGTTTGCAGTTAAAGCGGTTCCAAGTTGATTGCTTAAACCATATTTTTTTATTTCATCACAAATATGTTCTGGAATAACTTTATCAAAAACCCAAAATTTATGTTCGTGTATCATTTTTCTTTCTTCAATAATTTTAGCAACGTTTTAAGTTGTTCTTATGTAGGCCAGTTATCGTCTTCAACAGCAGTTAACACAGCTTGCATAGACCATACTCCACTTGTAACTTGTGGTCCTACACCGGCTTCTATAACATGTACTCCACCATCGCCACCTGTTGATCCTGGGTTTGAAGCATTATAACATGATCCTCCGCCGCCACCAGTTCCATCCGTTCCTGTTGGGGGTGTAAAATATTGATTAGGTGCTCCACCACCTTTTGCTAAATTAGCTCCACCACCGCCGCCGCCTCCAACAAAACCAGTGCTTGCTGGTGCAATAATAGGTGCTTGAGGTATAGATTTAGTTGGGAACGCTTGTAATCCTTCTCCTGCAGTACTTTGTGAACCGGCTTGTCCAGCTCCCCCAGCTCCTCCGCCAATTCTATTGTCTTGTGTTTGAGGTGAGTTTCCTGTTCCGCCTGCATTACCTGCATTTATATTTGATCCAGGATTTGATACACCCGGTTGATTAGCTGATCCTCCAGGGCAGTTTTGTCCAGGGTTATTATTTCCCCTTCCACCGCCGCCGCCGCTTGCTCCAGCTCCTCCATTATTAGTTGATGATGGTGATACATAGTTAGGTAATGATCTTCCTGATCTACCTCCACCTTGTGCAGTATATGTTGTACCGCCAATAGGTGCAGAAGTATTACTTCCGGCACCTGTAGTCCCACCTTGTCCGGCTGCTCCGCCACCGCCGCCAATAGTTACTGGAAAACTTGATCCAAGTGGAGCACTATTAATAACAACAAGTCCTCCGGCTCCTCCACCTCCGGCTTGGTGACCAGCGCCACCTCCGCCACCAACAAGAATTACTTTTCCTGTTTGACCAGCATTAGCAGGGTTTGCCCCACTGTAAGTTCCCGGTGATGTAAATGATGTTACTAGATCGTTTACAACAGGTGTATTATCTGGACCAATAACTCCACCGTCATTGTTTAAATTTTCTTGTCCTGTTAATTGAAATCCTGGTGTAATAAATCCTGACATAATTATTCCTTAATACTCCATGTTAAAGTGTTGGAGTCCCAAACTTTAGTTATTAATACATCATCTACAACTCTTTGTCCAATCCACTTTAATAAATTTTCATTCCAATCGATAAGTAAATTTTCTGGATAAAAAGCATCTCTAGGTAAAGTATTACCTAAGTCATCTGTTGTTGGATAAGCCACTGGTGACGACCACTGAAATTTGTCGTTTAATATATAAGATTCATAAAGTTGACCATTAATAAAAGCATCGTTTACTGGGTCATACGTACCCTCTACACATGCATAATTCCATCTAGTGACTGCATCAAAAGCATTTTTGTATGTTTGTTTCCAAGCTACTCCCGGATAAACTCCATCGACTAATAAAATATCTGGATCATTAGAAATATTATTTGAACACCATGTTTCACCTGCTGGATCATTTGGTGAAGATACAATATCTTCGGGAGCTGTTATAACTCTGATAACAACATTGTTTGAATCTAATTCTGCAAAATATAAAGCCATAATATATTACTCTTACAACAAATCTTACAAGTTGTAAATATTAAGCGTCGTTTAATATTTCAAAGTTTACAGTAATAACTGCGTCGCCAGCGGCACTTGCGCCAGCTTCTAAGTTATCACCTTCTTCAAGATATAAAGCTGTGTTTTTATCTATTACAACTAGTGTAGCATCTGCTGGTACGGATACCGTGCTTGCAATTGCAAGAGGTGATCCACCGGATTTAGTTATAAAAACTGAAACATCTACCGCTGATGATCCATCAATATTTGCTACTATAATACTATTAACTTTTACAAGTGTATCTGAAGCAGCTGCTAAAATTTCTGTAGTTAGAGTAGTAGTCAATGCTGCTTGTACCGACTCACCTGTTATTGATGTTACATTTACTAAATTTGGATTTGCCATAATTTATTTTCTCCTGTTAATCTTTTATCCGAAAACTAATGCCATTGCAATAGCTTTTCCTACTGTTGATGCTGTATTACCGTTAATTTGAACTTGTCCTGTTCCTTTTGGAATTAGGTTAAGACTTACATTAGTTTCTCCAGAAGCCGTAATACTAGGCGCATTTCCTGAAGCTGCATTAGCTATTGTAAGCTCGTTAACTGCTGAACCTGTGGCTGTTAATAAAAATAATTCATTGCCGTTAGTATCTAAAATAGAAGTACCAATTTTAGGAGCAGTTAAAGTTTTGTTTGTTAAAGTTTGAGTTCCAGTTTCTGTTACTGTACCTGCTGGAGATAAAGCTGCTTCATAAACACCGGTGTTAGTTGCTACACCATCTACATAAATAACTTTCCAACCTTTGTCAGTAGTTGCCCAAGTGACCGTGGCCCCTGAACCAGAAACTGCTTTAAGTTGTAATGTTTCTGCATTAGTAGTGCTGTTTTTAATAAAATAAAAATTTTCTGTAAGAAGAGGAAGTGTTAAAATTCTTGATCCTGTAAGAGCACCTGTTAATTCTATAACTCTATTTTGTGCAGTACCAGTTAAAGCACCATCTGCTATTGTTAAAGCTGTAGTTCCTGATCCTGCAACAGCTAAAGATAAATAACCACCTGTAAGTTGTTCTACAAGACTTAAATTTGCGTTAGTTTTTGTTCCCCAAGTACCAGCGTTTTCGCCGGTTGCCATTAGCTCTAAGCCAAGATCTGTAAATGTTGATGCCATAATTTTTTTCTCCTAAGCTACGTGTGTTACATCTGTATACGATGTTTCGGCCGTAACGTCAACATCTGAATAATTAGTATTACCGGTAATAACAACGTCTGCATAACCTATAGTTATAATTTCGCCAATGTTAGTTGTTGCTGTTAAACCTAATCCATTTAAGCTAGCAATTGATAATTGAGTAGTAGTTAATGCACCTATAGCTGATGTAGCAGTTAAAGCAGAAAGAGCCGCAATAGTTTCAGGTGTTGAAATCAATGTACCTAGTGCGGATGTAGTCGATAAAGCAGGTAGGTCTACTACAGGATTAGATGTAATAGTAATATTGCCAATAGCTGTTTGAGCAGCAGATGGAGCAGTTATACCCATTACATCTGCAGGAGATAATACTCCTACAGCACTTGTAGCAGACAGAGCCGGTAACCCTATTGAATGATCATCTACAGATAATAATCCTGTACTTGATGTTAAACTTAATGCAGGAAGAACTGCAGTAAAATCTGATTTAGCACTTAGTGATCCAATAGCTGTTTGAGAACTTAGACCTGTTATTTCAAAAGCCATATCATCAGGAGTTAGAGCCCCAACAGAAGATGTTACAGATAATCCTGTTAAACTAAATACAGCTGAGTTGACAGTACCCCAACCATTTTCACCCCAATTTAAAGTACCCCAACCTGGTTCTTGTTTTATAAAATCTGTAGGTATGTTTAAAGATGATGTTGATATTAAACTAGGTAATGTAACAACAGGGTTATTACTATCACCCCAAGGTTCTTCGCCCCATAATGTTCTACCCCAACCTTGATCTGCTCCAGCAGCAGGAACACCAACACTAGTTGTTGCGGAGACCCCTGTTAGTATAACCGTAGTAGCAGATTCACCCCAGTTTTCAAAACCCCAAGCTTCAGCTCCCCATCCTTGTTGTGGACCGGAAGAATCTAATGATCCAACTGTCGATGTTGTTGATAGACCGGTTATAGGGATTAAAACTTCTGTTTGAAGACCGTAACTATTTTGACCCCAGGTGGTTCCGGATTGGTTCCAAGTATTAGCCATAAGGATTTACCCCTATGCTATTTGGACTATTGCGTTGCCTGCTGTTTGAGCTGGAAATTGAACTGTAAAAGTCCCACTAGTTACAGTTTTGTCTGCACCAAAATTAACAGCACACACTGCTCTGTTTGTTGTAAATCCTGTTACTGCAGTTGAATTATAAATTAAACAGCCTCTTGCTGTAAAAGTAGCTGAACTAAAACTAACATCATTAAATTTAACACATGCTGTGTCACTAGATAAAACTGGATCAGCTGAGGGTGTTAATGCTGCTCCGCCTGCAGTGTAACCAGTGTTTGAAGAGCCACCATCTGTTTGACTTTGACTAACTTCAAGTGTGTTAGTTGGAACTGCATTAGCAGATGAAGGTGCTGTGTAAACAGTTGTTGTTTTACTTAATGAAGCTGAGTCACTTGAAAATAAAGCTATCTTAAATGCGTTACCTGTTGGTGCACCACTAGCATCGTTGAAGTTGTGTCCACCTTGTAAGATTTCTACTTTAAAAGAATTACATATTGCTGATGTTATTGTCATAATTTTTTTCTCCTAGTTTAGGGTGAAGGTGATTTGACTTGTATCCTAACTGTTCCGTCAGTGTAATCGTCTCTTCTTCTTCTCCCAATCTGCATTCCTGCAAACTGTTGTATTGATGTTTTATACTTATTCTCGTACAGTGTCAACATCTCCATTGGGCCTTTTAAAAATGCAAATGCTTCTACTAAACAAGCGTACAATAGTCCTTGTGGAAAGTAGTTACTTAAATAAGTGTTAGAATTACCGTCGGCTCCAGACCCTAACCCTACAGGGTACTTATTATAATATATTCTAAATTTGTATTGAGCATCAGGTGTAGGAGCAATATATAGCCCTCCAGATGTAGTAGAAGTTACTCCAGTTGCGCCACCAAACATAGCGTAATATTTTGGAAAACCAGTTACATCTTGTGAAGTTAGATCACCTTCAGTACCAGTTAATCTTCCTATATATTCTGATAAATAAGTCTGGTCTTTTTTTTCTAACCAAGTACCTTCTTCAGTAGTATTGGCAGTATTAAAAACTTCAACACCTCTAACAAATAAAGCACCAGCTGCAACATTAATTGTATTATCGTCTGTCACTAGGTTACCTTCTTGAACAAATCTATCTGAGTCCATAGGAAGCTCAATAGCAATTCTTGTTTCTGCAGCCATTATAAAACCATCTAAGATAGTTGTCGTAAATACAGAATCGTCAACCTCAGTATAATCTTTGATTGCTTGTTTTAAAGTTGTGTATGTATAAATTGAAACTCCTGACATAATTAAGCTCTATCATTAATGGGTCCGATTGTACATAATAAACCGCCCCCTGTTTCTGTGCTTGTAGCATTACTTGCTAATGTAACATTCACACCATCAAATTGAGTTGTAAATTCAGGTTGACCGGTACCTTTAACTTGTGTTGTGTTTAAAGAATCTACTTTATAGGCCCCAAATACTTTTGCTCCTATAGGATGAGTTCCTGCTGTTGTACGTCGTGGTGTATCACCTCTGTAGGGTGCACTTGTTCCTCTAGTACAACCTGTAAAATTGTCTCCAGTTCTTCCAGTATATTCTATTGTTTCATTTTCAAATAAACCTGTAACTGCATTTACTTTTTCAATCATAAGAAAACCAGTAGTTGGAAAATGTGTTCCTGTCTGTACGGTAATTGTTGTATCAGTAAGTGTAGCAGCTGTATCTAAAGTTGTAGATAATTCTAGTGCAGGACCCGAAGCACCTGTAACAATTGGAACTCCCCCTACCGGTGACTTTACATTTCTAAGTCTAACAAAATCATTAACTTGTAAATCACCATTTGGAAAATCTATTTTTAAAGTTGTGTTTGTAGCTGTAGTAGTGATTGGATTGTTTGGTAAAAAATCTTCTGTTGGAAATTCTGTTCTTGCAGGTCTTGCTCTTTGTAAAGCTTGTGGATCTGCATTAGTTG